AGCCACTTTCGCCTGCTTTTTAGGTTGTTCAAGTTCAACCTTTTCCGTATCGCTAAACTTAGCGTACTCGTTAAATGTAATTCCCTCATCTTGCATTGCCAATATAATTTCCTGTTTTGTGACCTTTTCTGGAAGATCTATTCCGAAACTTTGAGCAACTTTTTTTAATTCTGATATTTTCATTGTGTCAAAAGACATTATTAATCCTTTCGTCTCTAATAAATTATACCATTTATGTAATTAAAAGAGTAAGGGGAGCGTAATCGCCCCCCTTACATAGCACCTTAAAGGTTATATTAGAATGTTCCTCTTGCACCAGTGTTTGGATTAGATACCAAAGCACCATGTGTGATTGAACCGAATGTACCGAAGCTTGTGCCTGATACCTTAACATTCTTTACGATAACATGTGCGTCGTAGTTTTCGAATGCACAGCCAACACGGATAAAGAGAGTATACTCAATTGTATCCTTCTTTGGCTGGAACAGACGATATACAACTACGTCACGCTTGATACCAACGATGAAGTTCTGAGGGAATGTCAAGTGGACATCACCAAAGAGACCTGCTGAAGCATCATAACCTGAATCGCCGATTGCACGGCCTGTAGAGTCACGAGTTTCATCCATCAATGGAACGTTGATTACTGGAATACCGAACGCAAATGGAGTAGTAGAACCAGGACCACCGTCGTTAGCAACTACGTCACCACGGATTACGCCAGAAGCGATATCCCATGGATTAACTGAACCAGCATTCGCTGTAAGATTATATAGATAATCTTGTACTAGGTTTGACCCTACGAAGAAGCGAAGTTGGTTACGGCGTTGCTTGTACTTACGAGGCATTGTCTTGATTGCTGTATTAAATACAGCCTTATCCAATCCTTGTCCGTTACCATCAACAACGTGTGCGTTAGCAAGAGCTTGTGCACGGAAGCCAGCAAATGCTGACATCAAACCGCTACCACTACCCTTTCCATTAATAAGAACATCTTCAATATCATTACCTGCCTGTGTTGCCATCAGACGTGCAATATGATCTTCTAGATCTGGTCCTTCAATGTTGTCTTCTAGAGACTCTGCTGAAAGTTCCCAATCAAGACGAAGCTTGCGAGTTGTTAGAGAGATCTTTGAGAATGTTGCACCTGCTGCAGTACCTGCTGTGTCAATACCTTGTGCATAATCACGAGGTAATTCTTCAGCTGCGACTGTCATTAAACGCTGTCCAACTGATACACGATCAATTTCTGTTGTATTTGAACGCATACGGATTGTACGAGCTGCCTTTGCGAGAATTGTTGCATCCCACATGTAATCAAGGAAACGATTAGCTTGATCTGGGTATAGGAGACCTGTACCTGAACCAGTTACGCCATCACCAGAAAGATTAGGATTTGGAGTTGTTCCGAGATTTGTTGTATCAATTACTTTTTGTAAAAGTTCATTGCTCATTATTTATTTCACCACCTTTGTTTTTGTTGATTTTTTATAGGTTTTGGACTCCGAGGAAGGATCCTTGCCAAATACTCTTTTGGAGTTTTGCGTCCTTTGGTGCACTATCTACCTCACCAATTGACTTCTTTACTGCAGTATCGTTTTCATAAGCTGAAAAACGCTTTTCTAGTTCTTCGAGTCTCTTGAAGAAATCAGCGATATTGTCTGTCAGTTCTTTTTTGATACCAGCAACTGCACTTAGCATTTCTGCACGAGCTGCATCTACTGTCTCAACTGACTTCTGAAGCTTATCATTTACGTCTACAGAATTCTTGTTTAGTGCTTCACCAAAGAGGTCTTGCAGATCTGTCAACATCTTTGCAAAAGATTCAGTTGAATCTGCGAGTGTGACGGATTTTTCTACGGCATCTTCTGATGCCTCTGCTGCTGGAGCTTCTGCTGCTGGAGCTTCTGCTACCTCTACTGTTTCTGCTGGAGTTTCTGCAACTTCTTCAGCAGGTGTGTTTGTTTCATCTGTCATGTTATTACCTCCTTTACTGAGTGAAGCATCTGCGTCACTCTTATTGATTTTTGTTCCATTATTGAACAAAACTTTTTTAGGTTCTTGATCAGGATAAAGATTGATTGTTGAATTTGAATCAACTACTCCTGCGTCCCCATCTCTAGTAGTTGCTGCATGGTCTGGACCTGGAGCATCATCTTTCTTTAAATAAGAATCAATAACTTTTTGAATTGAAACTGCTTTTTCTGTTTCAGAGCTTTCAATCCATCCAATTGAATTCATTCTTGATCCGCAAATAACACAATCTTTTGTATCTGATTTTGTAGTTGATGCAATCTTATCGTGTCCACACCAGAATACGTTTTCGATATTTGTATCTGCAACCATTCCTTTAAAAATTGTATTTCCATCTGCAAGCTTTTGAATAGAAAAAATACTTGCTAGCGGGTTTGCTGGAGAATCTACTAGTGATAATTCCATTAAATCATATTCTTTAATAATTCTGCGTTCCTTTTCGGATTCCGCATCTCCTGGCTCAAATGAAGATTGAACAATATTTCCACCAATTGAAAATCCTGTCATTGTGCCATCTAAAACTTTTTCCCATGTATCCTGAGCACCCTTTGATACATATGCCTGTACATAAATACCCTTATAGGTTTTTCCACTTTCTTTATCAAAGAAATCTTCTGGGTGGAATGAAAGGACTTTGCCAACTGCAATTGGGGCATGCATTTCACGGAGGTTTCCTCTAAAACGTGCAAATGCTTTTTCTGATGCGTCTGATGTAACAATATCACCATGACGATCAATATTATCTAATGTAGCGAAACCTGAAACAGTTCTCTTTTCCTTATCAACTTTGGTGATAGGGAATGACATATTGATGCGAGATTCACTGTTATTAAAATTTGCTTTTTGAATATTCATACTAAGTAAATAATAGCAATAAAGTTGTGAAAGGCAAAATATACAACAACTCTTTTACTTTACTTTTCTACCTTCACCTTTCGCAGCCCGCCCACTTACTGCTTCTTCTGGAGCTGCATTTCTAGACTGATCTCTTTTGCGACTATCAGTTAGTTGTGTCTTATCTTCAGATTTATCAGTTGGAGATAGATCAAATACTTCATCTCCAGAATCTATTGGATTAAGACCCATTCTCATTCTAACTTCATTAGGCTTTAATACCTGAGTCTGTAGATAAATCTGGTCAATTTGAGCTTGTGCTAATTCATCTGTGAGAGTTAATTCATTGAATTTAAGGGTAAAAGCATTAGTAAATTCTTTAATAATGTCATTAATTTTAATTTCAAGTCTATCCTGTGCTGGACGAGTTACTTGCTCTTTAAAAATTTTATCATCTAGCGGACTAGGGGTTCCATATCCAATTTTTGACAATGGAGTTCTATGTGCAATAAGAATGCGATCTCTGCTTTCTATAGCATAATTCTTAAATGAAGAATCTTGAGTTCCTGCCTCTACTGGCTTCATGTCAAATTCTACACGAGTATTTTCTCCGTCTGATGGAAGAGGTATATAAAGAGTTCTATGATTTCTTCCACGCAATCCAATTTGGAAAAATTCAAGTAGTTTACGTTCTGAATCAGCATTTAATTTTGCACCCTTAACGGTAATAATATATCTAGGTACTGCTTTATTCTCAAAATAATCTAAATTATAACGCTGTGCAAATTCGTCACCAGCAATTGCATTCTTTGCAGAAAGAATGTCTGGAATTCCATAATATGTATTTGTTGGAGAATACTTCTTAAAATGAATAACTTCATTAGGACGTGGGTCTGTTCCTATTTGGTCCTGAGTGGTCGTATCGCCAAAGTTTCTGAAATAGGTATAACGGTTATACACAACCTGCACAAAACCGTCTCTATGACGGCGTATACGCATTGTAGTGGCAGGAATATGACCAACGTATCCAATATCTCCATTGGATGTTCTACCTACTTCAAGATAAGCATTTCCAGTCACTTCTAAGTCTGTATAAACTTTTCTTAAAATCTCTTCAAGTGAATCATCTGAATTTAAAGATTCAAGTTTTTCACGCATAGATACTTTTGCTCTTGAAATGCTTCTGCGTAGTTTATCTAGCTTTTTTTCATCTTCAGAAACATCTTCTAATTTATCTAGCAATTTTTGAGTTTCAATAAATTTATATCCAAGCCCAACAACGTTTGCAACTTTAGCATTAATTGCAGCATGATGGTATGGAGAAATATCAAATAATTGTGCTAGATACATAACATTATATGGAGGTTGCACAATTTGGAATAATGAATATCCAGTTAAATCAAGTGGATCAAGTTTTTTGGATTTTGCATCATCTAAGCCAGTATATGCTTTTTGCAAACGACGAGATGCATTTCTTTTAAAATTAGGATTTAAATTATCAAGTTTTAAAAGCTCTTCAGCTTTTGCCATAAATGGGTCATCAAAATCATTTTCAGATGCAGATGGAACAGTACCTAATTGTACTTGAATTCCTCTATCGTCATCATCATCTACAACATTGATTCTATGATCCATTAGATAATCCCCATTTTCTTTTTGTTAACTAAATCTTCTTTTAATGCTGGAATATCCCATTCATCAGCAACAAGTCCTAGTTCCAGTCTTTTCTTTTGATATTCATATTCTTCATCAGTAACTGGACGGTGGCCAGATTGCCACAAAGGTTTTCCTTCTTCTACGCCATATTCCTTAGCAAATCTTCTAAGTGCAGCAATCTTTTTAGTATCACCCTTTAAAGAGTAAATACACATATAGTTGCCATCTTCATCAGCAACAATTTTGCCATCTGGCATCTGCCAAAGATAAACACCGTAGTTTACCTCTTCTACCTCTGTAATATTCATTTTCATAACATCATTTTACCATTTTTAAAACTTTAGTCATAAAAAATGAACTATTATACGCCAATTTTGTGTGCTAATGGGTAATCTTTTGCCAAATCTGCAAGTGTTCTATTTGCTGTAGAATTCATCAAATTATCATTTGCATA